GTAGACGGCGATGGTAATCCTGTATATCAAAGCATAGACCAAAGCAAACTAGTCCCATTGCTAGTTAAAACAATACAAGAATTAGAAGCAAGAATAACCGCACTGGAGGCAGGATAATGGCTAACACTTATACATGGAACTTTGAACAGCTAGATACAGCACCAACCGAAGGGTTGTTAAGTGACGTAGTTAAATCTATCCACTGGCGTATTACTGGCGTAAGTGACACAAGAACCCCAAATAATTCTACGTCAATTTATGGACAAGCAAATATAGGTGATGCAGATGCAGATAACTTTACAGCGTTTAACAGTTTGACTGAGGATTGGTGTAAGACGCAGGTGCTGGCAAATATAGACAAGACTGAAGCAGAGCTAAAAGCTGATATAGATACACAACTTACAGAACTAGATACACCTACATCTGTGGGCAAGTTACCATCATCTTGGTAACAAAGAGATGGATTTAGAAAAACATATATTTGATTGTATTACTAGGGTAGAAGCACATGAAGCTAGATGTGCAGAAAGAGACAAAACAATATTTGCAAGGTTAGAAAAGATAGAAACCCACTTAGAACAATTAAACGCTAAATTGTTTCGAGGTGCGGTAATAATTATAGCAGGAATGACTACATTTATTATTTCGATATTAGGGCCATTTAATTAAATGTCATTTGAACAGTTAGAACATTCGGGGAAAGGTTGGGGAAGAAAAGCTTGGAGTTCTGGAGCTTTTGGTTTTGATGTCCTAGCAGGAACTGTCTCTGAAGATTTAAAGTTTGAACGACTTAAGAAACTTCGTAGACAACAGATTAGAGAGAGGGACGATGAAGAAGTGCTTGCACTAATGATGTTGACAATAATACGAGGTGAATAGTGGATAATAGTGAAATACAAAAATACGAAAAGATGATAGAAACTCTCCACTCGGAGGGTTGGGATTTAATTCGTAATCGTTTAATAGAAATGTTTAACAATCAAAATAACGTACTAGCAATCGGAGATGAAAAAGCTTTCTGGCAAATGCGAGGTTCGTTAGGAATGTTACATCTAATGATTGAGTTTGAGAACGTCTTACAAGCAGAGCTTGAAGGCGCAGACGAGGTACAGAGTGATGTTGAATGATTACAAATGTAATTCTTGTGGGCTAGTACGAGAGTATTGGTCTAAAGATGAAACAGTTAAGTGCAGAGATTGTACTAATACTGCTTCAAAAATTATGTCAGGCGGGAACTTCTCATTACCTGGCATAGATACTGGCTTTCCGACTGCTGCCGATAAATGGGCTAGGAGACACCGAAGAGCTAACCACCATAACTTGAAAGAGTTAGGTATACCCTGTTAATCCCCTTATATAAGGTTAAGATTGGAGAAATAAAATGGCGACAAATCCTATAGTAGAGGCAGAAGAAGATTTTGACAACATTGACAATGTTGAAGATTTGACTCAACGCCTTGGACAAGAACTTAAATCAGAAGAAGAACAAGTTGCAGAGCAACCTACTGAGAACGTAGAAACTGAAGAGCTACCCCCTAAATTTCAAGGGAAAAGTGTAGACGACATTATTAACTCTTACGTTAATCTTGAACAGCAATACGGACGACAAGGTAATGAGCTTGGAGAACTTCGTAAACTTACTGACAGTTTAATTCAAAAAAATCTACAAGAAGATGCCACTAGTCAACGTACAGAGTCTCTTGAGAAATCTCTTTCTGAAGATGACTTTTATAACGACCCGCTTAATGCGGTACGCAAGGTAGTTGCGGAAGCTTTAGAACCCGTTAAGAGTAATCTATCTCAAACACAGGTAGACTCTACAGTACAACGGTTACAAGCCAAACACCCTGATTTAACCGAAGTTGTTAATGACTTAGGTTTTCAACAGTGGATTATGGAAAGCACTCCGCGACAAGATATGTGGGTTAAAGCAAGTAACGGAGATTTTGATTATGCAGACGAACTGTTTACACAGTACAAAGCTGTTCAAAAACCTCAAGTGAAAGCGGAGAAAGAACAAAATCAAGCTGTAAAAGAGAAAGAGCTTGAGGCTGCTTCTTCTGTATCTTCTGGCGCGTCACAAGACGCAGGAGCATCATCTAGCAAAACGATTTATCGTAGAGCTGAGTTAGTGCGACTGAAGATTAATGACCCCCAGAGATACAATGAACTACAAGGAGAAATTATGCAAGCATACGCAGAAGGCAGAGTTCGTTAATTTATCCAAGTTTAATTTTAATTTTTTATAGGAGGAATAGGTTATGGCCCTTGGCTCTAATCATATGACGATTACCACTCAGGCGAAGTTTATCCCTGAATTGTGGTCGGACGAAGTAATCGCGGCATACAAGAGTAATCTTGTACTCGCAAATCTAGTTACCCGAATGAACCACGAAGGTAAAAAAGGTGACACCATTCACATTCCTAAGCCAACTCGGGGTGCAGCTTCTGCAAAAGCAGCACAGACTGAAGTTACGCTTATCACTGCGACAGATACTGAGCTTACAATATCTATTGACAAGCACTACGAGTATTCTCGATTAATAGAGGATATCCTAGACAAGCAGGCTTTGTCAAGCATGAGGTCTTTCTACACTGATGACGCTGGTTACTCACTGGCTAAACAAGTAGATACGCACCTTTGGTTGCAATCTTACGCTTTAACTGGCGGTACAGCTAACACTGTATCTTCAGGAACTACAACTGATTTTGGTACTGCAGGTACTGTTATTGGCTCTGATGGAAGCACAGCTTTCAACGCAGGTAGTGACAACGCAGCAGCTTTGGCTGATGCAGGTATCCGTAAGGTAATCCAAACTCTTGACGATGCTGATATACCTATGTCAGATAGATTTCTTGTTATTCCTCCAGTGGAGAAAAAGAATCTAACTGGTCTTGCTCGATTTACTGAGCAAGCGTTTACAGGTGAAGCTGGACCAGGAAACTCTATCCGTAACGGTTTAGTTGGTGATGTATACGGAGTACCTGTATACGTTTCTACTAACTGTCCTACAGATACTGAAGGTTCTCAGGACGCTAGACTTTGCTTGTTAGCCCATAAATCAGCGTTAGTTCTTGCAGAGCAAATGTCTGTTCGTACTCAAACTCAGTACAAGCAAGAGTGGTTAGGTGACTTGTTCACTGCTGACACTCTGTACGGTACGGGTGAACTACGAAACGATGCTGGCATTAAGATTGCTGTCGTTGCTTAATAACCTACGGGGAGGGTAAAACCTCCCCCTTTATTTAGGAGAGTTAATCTTATGTCTAGGTTATCAGGATTTCCAGTTGTTTCGGCAACTTGGGACGCAGCAAGCATAGCAGACGGGGACGAGGTAGCTGTAGACGTTACTGTTCCTGGAGCAGCTTTAGGTGATTTTGCCATGGCTTCTCTATCTGTTGATGTTGCAGACTTAGTTTTAAGTGTAGCAGTTACGGCTGCAAACACAGCTACGGCGGTATTAGCAAATAATACTGGTGGGGCAGTAGACTTAGGTTCAGCAACCTTGCGTGTTCGCGTCATACCATTTGACGTTATGTAATTTAATGGGGGTGTAACAACCCCCGTTTTTAAGGAGGAATCTAATGTCGTCATCTGCAGTTACATTATTAGACGTTGTTAATAAGATTCTTATTCGTTTAAGAGACCAAGCTGTGCTAAGTATAACTAGCACAACAACTGCCACAGGTGGAGCACCGTCTTATACAGATACGATTGTACGATTGCTTAACGACGCAAAACGAGAAGTAGAAGATTCGTTTGATTGGATAGGCTTACAAGAATCTATTACGATTACAACCACCAGTGGCACAAGTTCTTACGATTTAGAAAACTCAAGTCAAGGCATTTACACTAATCAACGTAGTCGAGTGTTAGACGTGTATAACACTACTACTGATGTTAGGTTAGCACCACGACCTTTTGAGTTTATAAGAAAACAGAATCAACTTAGTACACGAACAAATCAAGAACCTTACGCCTACGCAGTATCAGGAGTAAGTGCAAAACAATCATTACAAATAATATTTTACAGCACTCCAGACGCAACATACTCTATGTCTGTAGAGTGTGTAGTACCTCAAGACGATTTAACAGCTAATACAGATTATTTTAAAGTACCTTGGTATCCAGTATACCTACGAGGTTTAGCTCTTGCTATAAGAGAGCGAGGTGAAGATGAAGGAGAGTTAAGCTCTGAAGTACAGCGAGCTTACGAAAAAGCTTTAGGAGATGCTGTAGCTTACGAGCAAAGCCATAAGTGGCAAGGTCAAGGTGGCGGTGATTGGATAGTTTACGGAGATTTCTAAGTAATGGGTAGCAAATTACAGTCTTTAGTTCTCCGTGCTCCAGGTATGTACGGCCTTAACTTTGAAGGAGAAACGTACCAAGAAGCTCCTGTCTTTGCAGAAGTAGCAGAAAACATTGCTTACGACTCTGCAGGACGACTAACCAACAGAAAAGGGTTTGATGTACTAACTAACGGACATGCTAACGCTTTAGGATACGAGTCGTTAGGAAGTAATCCTATTACAACTGTTACAACTGCAGGGCTTACAGGTCGTATTACAATAGCAGACACTGCTCACGGTCAGTCTACAGGAGACTTTGTAACTATTAGCGGAGCTGCAGATACTAACGGTATTACAGCAGCTCAAATTAATACTCGATTTTCTATTACTGTAGTTGATGTCGACAGTTACTACGTTTACACAGCAGGAACAGCAACCTCAGCTTCTGCTGGAGGAGGAGCAGGAGTAAAAGTTAAGTACGAGCCTAAAGTAGATACATTGTTTATGTATAACTACTCAGGAGGCCAAAGATTACTTTCTGTCAGTGCTTACGGCGGTAACGACATTTACGAAGATACAGCTCCTTTTGACAACTTTACGTCAGTCAAAGGTGGCGTAACTATTGCTAACACTAGACCTCAATTTGTAAACTTTGATGACCAAGTTATAGCTACTAACGAAGGCTCTGGTTTAATTATAAAAAGCGGGTCAGGAAACTTTGCAGCTATCAGTTCGTCACATGGAAGCGTTCCTACAGGAAGACTAGTACACAGTGCCTTTGGTAGGTTGTGGGCGCAAAAATCACACACAGGAACAAGTCAAAACATTATTAGTTACTCTGCTGTGTTAGATGAAACAGATTGGGGTAATGCAGGCGGCGAGATTGACGTAATGGGTAATTTTGCTGCTATTAAAGATGGTTACGATGAGCTAGTAGCTATATCGTCTTTTGACCACTACTTAGTAGCTTTTTTACGTAACAGTATTGTAATTTATAACAACCCCGATTCTCCTGAGGATTTAGGCATAGAACAAATTATACAGGGTATTGGGTGTATAGCTAGAGACAGTATACAGGCAATAGGAAAAGATTTATATTTTATGTCTGCTACAGGTATTAGGTCACTACGACAAGTTATTTACACAGGTGACAGAGCAGACTTAAACGAAATATCTACTCTAGTACGAAGAGAATTTTTAGTAGATGTTGCAGCAAGCGAATCTGCTTTAATTAATGTAAGGTCTGTTTACGACCCAGAAGAAGGACAATACTGGTTAAAAGCTCCTGAAGGAAACATTTGGGTGTTTGACATGCACACGCTAGACCAAAATGTTCCTATACGGATTACTAAGTATGTTGACACTAAGTGGGACAGCTTTGCTTACTTTGAAGGAGAGACTTACATAGGCTCTCGCGGAATGATAGGAAAGTATAACGGGTTTGTTGATGATTCTCCGTCAGCAAGTACCTCTTACACTTGTACTTGGCGCAGTAACCCTGCAGATTTAGGTACATCTAAATTAAAGATGTTAAAAAAAGTAACTGCAACAATAGAAGGCGCAAGTACCTCAGATACGGTTAACGTAACCTACGCTTTTGCTGAAGGTGGTAGTGGAGAAGTACCTTTTACGTTATCTTCTAATAACGCATTTAACAGGTCGTCAGGTCTAGCAGTAGGTACAGTTGCAGAGTGGGGAGTAGCTAACTGGAACGTAG